GATGTAAACCAAATTCTTTTACTTTACTTGGAACAATAATTGCTTCATCCCTATTGGCAGATAAAAGTTCCTTATGTTTTTCTGCCTGATTAATTTTCCATTCATATACATCACCTAAGAATTTTGCATCTACTCCTCTTCTAGATACGGTAATTTCAGTAGATTCTGGTTTATATCCAATACCACCATTTGCTATGCTTACAGCAACTACTCTTCCATTATCATCTACAGTAGGTCTTAGGTCAGCAAAGGTTCCTTCTCCAGTTACTACTAAATCAATACCTTTTTCGTATCCAGAACCAAATGTTAAAAATTGTACATCAACAATAGCACCATTTACTACAATTGGTCTTAGTAATGCCTCTGATTTGATATCTTTAATTTGTATATCAGGTCTTCTATGGAAGTTAATAACATCAGAAACTCCATATCCAACTCCAGGGGATTCAACAAACACACTATCAATAGAACCAAGAACAATTGGTTCAAATTCTGGTTCAATAACAGTTGTAGCACCAATACCAGATAATGTTTCTACTTTCAATCTAATTGGTGGATATGCAAATGTATGGGTTCCAACTCCAACACTAGATAAATCAATATATTTTTTTAGTCTATAGTTTTTATCGAATGTTTCATCCTCACCACCTATATCGGATAATTTAAATTTGTTATCATCAAGAACAGTTACAACATATTCTTTTGTTGTAGATAATCCAGCAATTTCCGAACCAGTAGTACGATACCTTACAATATCCCTATTCCTAAATTGGTGGTCTGCTGCGTAGATATAGTAATCCCAAGTATTAACACCATTATTAGTTCCATCGTATGCAATCAGAGATGGAATCTTAATAAGTTTATTTGAATATCCACGACCAGTGTTATTTACATATAGTCTTGTAATTGTATTCTTGGCTTCCAGAGTTTTAAATGAATGGAATCCAGAACTAATGCCAACAATGTTTACTGGATTAACCTTTTGAAGAGCATCAGACTCTTTATCATACAACTTAATTGATTTTGAATCTTCAACTCCAACAAAATATACAGAATCTTCTTTAAATGGTCTTAATTCTGCATTGCCATTAGTGATATATGAAACTTGCTCACCATTATCAAAGTTATGCTTATTGGAGAATGTAATTACATCAGTGGTTGGATTAACACCATTTCCATCACCCTGGAAACCAGAAATAATTTGAGATTTAACTAAATTTGGTTCAACAACAGCACCACTACCATTACCACCAATAAGAGTAATCTTTGGTTTTGTTTGGTATCCAATTCCTGGACTAATAATTTTAACTTGTCTTAGTCCACCACTAATATTTAAATAACCAGATGCACCATTACCAGAGACATCTTTAATTTCAAGTTCTGGTGGATTGATTACATCATAATTTTTTCCAGGATTAGTTACTAGAATTGACTGTAACTTTCCATAGTAAATATTTTCATCAAACAGAGATGGTGAATAAAGTTCTATACCATTTGCAAGTAATCCAATTTGTCTATTGTTAGTTGTTCTATCCGCAACTTCCCTCAGTGAAGAATCACCTTTGATGTAATTAAATTTCTTAAAGAGTTTCTGATTCTCAACTACTTTATTCTCATAATCTAGTTTTACAAAAGAATCACCAGAAATATCTTTAAAGGTTATGTATTTTTTTGAGAACAAATCACTCTTACTTAGAGATAACTTTATTTTCTTACTATCTTTGATATCACCAACTGTAGTGACGTAGTAAATTCCAGTGCCGATGCCAGAATTTGTAGATGGGCTGTAGTATATCTTTTCACCTGTGAAAAACTTATGAACAACATCGGTATCTAGGGTATTAGTATTACCCACACTAACTTGAGTAGAAGTCTTGATGATTTGTTCTTTTGCATACAGGGGATAGTTTGGAAGGCCAGATGCTGCGACATAGAAGTTTTCATACTTATCATCGATATAGGTGTTCTGAATAGAAATTGGAATGTCAACAACAGATGGTGTTTTATTTTGATCACTCTTACCAGTCATCAAATCTGTGGTTAGAGTATCTTTATCAAGACAATTTTGATTACATTGAACCTCAATAATAGTATCAGAAATTAAGTTTTCTACCGTGGCAGATAATCCACTATCTGAAGCTATTTTTAAATTCTTGAGGGTGACTTCCTGGTCAAGAAAGAAATTAATATTATCAAAAAATTCAATTCTATATCTAGTACCATTTGGGTCATTTCCAAGGACTATAGATTTGATTTGGTGATTGGTTACATTATTGTAAATCCAACTATTAAACTCGGATTTTTCAGATAATTCCGCACCAAAAGAAGATAGTGTAATTTTATCCTCTTCCAATAAATTGGAGGTATTTGAAAAATCAATATTTCCAATAACATTAATTATACGAAACTCTACCTTTTCCCCATCCTTATCATATGCATAAGCAAAATTTGATTCTAATACCTCACTTCCAAATTCAATATCAGTTACAATCCCAGAACAACCTAAAAATTGTGTATTTGTTCTTTCAGTGTAAGTTACATCATATAATACGGAACCATTAGAAACTTTTAAAGTTCCACTATTTGCAAATCCAACTGTAGAATCAACATTAATTGTTGTAGCTCCAGATGTTACTTTCTTAGAAATATTTGATTTCTTCGTGGTATTGAAATTATACAGGAAAGAAGAACTATCAAAAGAAATCTCATATAAGTCTTTTCCATCAACAGGTCTATACTCTACGAGATAAATTGCTGCAGATGATTCCTCAACATTACCCGTTTCTTGAAAGACAGTTTCCCCATTCAACTTTAATGGGTCTGAACCAGAAATTTTTTCTACAAGAATATTTCTTGTGACAAAGAAACTATCGTCTGATGGTCTTAGAAGATATTCTTGAGGTTTAATAACTTCTACTGGTTCACCATATAATGCTCTGAATAAAAGTTTAAAAGATGTATCTGTTCCTTTTGAAGTATAGAAATCAACTGCTCTAGACAGAACATTTGTTATTTCAACCTGTGGGATAAATTGTCTTTCTTCAAATCCAGGTAAAAATTGTGATTTGAATTTTTTAAATAGCTCACCATAAAAAATTAAAGAAAGATTAGCAACTCTAGCTCCTGCAGAGTGTGGAGCAATCTCAGTCTCGGTATAATTTGAAGTACTATTTTCTAAAATTGAGCTGATAGCACTAAATGCTCTAGAGCAACCACTAAATCCTTGCGATGATTTATTCTTATAGTAGATAATTTCATCATCAATTTTGATGAGACCATCTCTATCAGGAAAACCAATAGTATGACTAACTGCTATATCAGTGTCAAACGCAGTTATATCTGCTGCAAGAAGTGTTGGTACAAAAGCTGATGCAAATAACTCGTTATTGTATATTTTAAGGTCCTTTAGAGACTTTAAATCACTAGCAAGTTCTACTGTACCAGTTTTATGTTCTTGAGATACATAGTATGCATCTAAGAACTCTTTAAACAGTGGGGATTCTTCATTCAGAAACTCAGGAATTTGAGTCTGAATAATATTTTGAATCGTTACTCTAGTATCTGACATTTTATCTTGTATATACTGTTCCGTTTGCGTAGCTTGAAGTTACAATGTACTCTGTTGCGGAAGTATTTTCTCCAGAAGAAATCTTATCCTCAACCATGTTGACGACTAGTTTCTCCATACTTAGGTCTAAGTATATATCTTTCAACGCAATGACATCATTTGAGTCGGGTATTGCCTCAATTTCAATTCCATTAGGACTTTCTGTAGATATGATAGTAACAGTATCTAATAAAATTTCACCTTTTCTGTAATATACAACACCCGCATTGTTTTTAATAATAAATGGAACATTATCGACTAAAGTGAAGAAGAAAATAGAACCTTTTTCCGAATCGATTGGAACATCACTCATATAAACTACTCCATCAACTCCATTAATTCTAAATCCAGTCGATTTTATGTTATATCCACGGTTATCTACATCATTCTTTTTCTTAACATGGAATGCATTACCAAAACAAATTTCATAAGTAGCAGCAGAGTTAAAAGCTGGTGCTAAATCACGTCTAATTTTTAATGTAGTGATGTTTGATGTAATTGCTGGATTGATATCATCAATCAATGCAACTACTTTACTGTACTTAAATCTTCCACCAAAGTTATTAAGGTCAAATGACTTTCCATAAGAATCTAAAGTAGAAATTACTTGATTCCTAAGTGCAGTAACATCTGCTATAGAACCTCTGTTATAATAAACACTAGTACTAAGCTCAACGAACAAGTATTTCAAGTCAACAATCTCTGGTTTAATTCCTGCGATTGTATATTGTTTTAAGTCTTTTTTAATTTGTTCTTTTGTGACTCTAGATAAGAACTTACCTTGTCTAGGTTTGATTGAAATGAATACTTTTCCATATTCTGGTGGGTCTAATTCATCCCCTCCATAAGCACTCACTGCCTCTACATTGGGGAAAATCGTGGGTATTAACCCCTTATAGTCATTTGCTGTTACTGCCCTGTACTGGGATGAATAAACCCTAGGTGCAAGGTACTTAATACTATCAATTTTTTCAATATCATCACCATTTTCAGATGACTGAATTGTTGAAACTCTAGAAATACCAGTAGTAATTCTATTCTGATTATTATCTTCTATGATTCCAGAGAAAGTAAAGTTGGCAACACCATTGCCATCTTTACCATTAGTTATAATATAACTTACAAATATAGAACTTCCTGTAGTTGGTTTTTTACCAAAGACATTATCACCAAAAACAAGTTCATATTGCTCATCTTCAACCTCTTGGATGAGGAAAATTTTTGATGTTTCGTCTAGGTTTAAAATATTTGAGTATAATGTATACTCTTCATTTCTCAAGTCACTAACAAATGTGCGAATTGTTGTAGAATCTACATTTTCGTTTGGAATGACAAACCTCTGAGTTGGTTGAGAGTCATCCATGGTAAAGTTTTTAGTGAGGTATGTTCCCTCAAGAATATCAATATCTTCAAACGTTCCAATTCCATTAGCATCAACAGGGACCGTGATGTCTTCTGGAATTGAAAATACATAACTACCAGAAACCATTGCACCAAGTGCAACTACACCTGCTTTTAGAGTTACTGACCTAACATCTAAGAATCCAGCAGTATCAACGGTAAAACTAACTCTTGCCTTTGCTGCTCTCTTTGAACGTGGAACATATCCAATATTTCTAGCAAGTGATACCACATTCTCTCTTAATGTAGCACTGTCCAAAAAGGACTCATTTACTGCCATGTTTGTATTGAAGGCAGTAATATAAGAGTTATATGCTAAAATATCAATCAATACTGAAAAGTTAGACCCCTCAAAGTCAAAATCAGTAAAATTACTGTTTGTCCTAAGGTAGTCTTTAATTTGCGACTTTAAATCGTCAAAGTCTAAGTTTGTGAATTGATTGAACGACATTATATCCTAGCTGGTTGTAAAATAAACTCGATGTTTTGTCTAGGTATTGCCAGACCAACAATGTCATAAGTTATAGTTACATTCAATTCATAGTCATCTGGTGATGGGTCTACTCGGACACTATTTGTAGAAATACGTGGTTCATAGTTCTCAAGC